TCATGGCTTCTTGAGTTTAGGTTCAATAAGTTCGTCAAATTTTCGCGATAAATCTTCGACTGAGTTTTCAAGGCGCTCGACCTTGCTATAAAATTGATCATGTACGTTTGGCATCTTGGCACTCAGATACCAATCGGCATACCAGATGCTCACGATCTCTGATTCACTCAAATTGAAATTGGGGAAATTGGACTTATCAGGATTATCGCTAGTGAGAACGATGAAGCCACTGGCAAACCTGTTGCGCAGCCGTTTCAAATAGGTGTGACCTTCTGCATCGCACACAACATAGACACGATCTGAAGTAAGATTTCGCCACTCTGCCTTTTCGAGCAAACGAATAATCATGAAACCACCATCTTGAAGTGTAGGACTCATGCTATGGCCCTTTATTCTGATGCACAAGTAGTGCCCGCTCTTTACAAGGTTGGATGGAAGGTTAACGAAATCACTTGATCTTAATGTCTCACTATTGATGTATCCGCTACCAGCAGCGGCCTTGATGTCGGTTATTGGTATTTGCGTTTGGTTCTTTGAATCACCGCTGATTAAATAAGGCACTTGAGGCTCCGACACCATAATTGATGAAGCGTCTGGTGTCTTAACGCCTGCTAGCAACCAATTTAAGTCCACACCCTTCTTATACAAAAATTGTATATACTCAGTCGGTATAAACTTCTTTTTACCGGCCTCCAATAGGCTAATATCCTTCTGAATCAACCCGGAAAGCTTTGCAGCTTCCTGCTGATTCAAGCCAGTTTGCTCCCTAGCCTGCTTAATCCTATCAATCTGCGCTTTATTCAAAAAAAGTATAATTTTCTTTGCTTCGATATACTAAATAAGTATAATTGTGCCATAATCAGCACACAAAGATTAATGAAAACTTTCCGAGAAATCCAAAAAAGTTGTGAAAAAGGCGACTACACGCGTGTAGCGGAGCTAGTCTGCATAAGTCCCAGCACTGTGCGCATGGTGGTTGCGGGGCATCGCTACGATCACCACAACATTCAGAAAACATTCAGCGATCTGCTTGAGAACCGTGAGCGACTGGCTGCACGCGAAGAAAAAAGAAGGGAGCGCAAGGCTGCTCGTGAAAGCAAACTACAAGCAGCATGAGCGACTTCAAACAAATCGGCCAGATCATCGAAGGCCATTTCAACAAAGCCATCAGCAAGGTTGGAATGCTAAAGGAAGACACTGAAAAGCTAAGCAACCTACGCATGGCTGATTGCCTGCTCTGCGATGTGACACCACGACCTGACAACAAGAACGCAGTAGGCCCCGGACTTCGCGAACAGAAGTACTGCAAAAACTGCGGCTGTGATATGGAAGCCAAGACCAAAGTGATTGACGCTAAATGCCCAATCGGTAGATGGTAATCATTGACAACATATTGTATTTGTCATTCAAAGAACTAACAAAATGGTTCTCTGCTAATTTCTTAAAGAAAGAATTAAACCATTACCGAGAAGGAGCACAAGCATCCTACGCAAATATCTCTGATCCTTCAGATGGACGGAAAGTGTTAATCGCCTACGAGAGTATTCCTGAAGCGACCCGTCAAGAGAAGGGAATGCCATCAATAGACTCGCTTAAAAAAGAATGTCTTTCAAGTGAAATCGCTCGTCAATCTGGTTTCAGTGAGGCTTCTTACAATTTCTTCCTACAACACAAGGACATCAAACAAACCAAAGGTGCTACGCGCGCGCACCATGCGAAAGCAAAGGCAGAGCAGGCGCATATCCTCCAAAAGCTTGCTACCATAAAACCGACTGAGGTACGTGCCCTTGGATTTACCGATAAGCCAGCCTACTACACTGACGCCATTGGTGAGCTTAAAAAATTAGCTGAGGCACGGCAGTGGCCAAGCTGGAAATGCACCGGGCTGGCAGGTCTTAACAAGAAATTAAAGCCCTTTCAACAGGCGGCTAAAGGAAACATTACTGCGCAGCAAGCCTGGGAAAGCCTGGTGAGCAAGCGGGTGAACAATGACAACGCGCTGAAGATAGACAACGATCAGCAGGCGCTATTGGTGCAACTCTATGCCAACCCGGATGGCGAGACCAAGCTGACGGTAGAGCAGACATTCGATTTCTACACCCGCAAGGCCAACGAAATGATAAAGTTTGGTCACTGGGATAAAAAGGCACTTATCACTGTGAATGCCATTCGGGCTTTTCTATTCAAGCCAGGCATTAAGCCGCTATGGTATGAGTCGCGCCACGGATATCAGCAATACCGCAATGTATTTGAGCCGGTGACTGAGCGGATCAACGCGAGCTTTGCAAATGCACTGTGGGTAATCGACGGCACACCGATACACAACTACTTTCAGCACCTCGACAAAGGCAAGTACTTCCGCTGGAACATCTTTATCGTGCTGGATGCGGCGAGCCATTGCGTGCTTGGATTTTGGCTGAGCGAAACAGAGAACACGGAGGCCGTGATCGGAGCGCTACGCAGTGCAGCCCTGGTGAGCGGCAAGCTGCCGCATCAGGTGCAATACGACAACAGCAGCGCGATACAAAGTTACCGCTCACAGCACGCTATTCATGCCATGAGCATTGTTGCTTTCCCTGCGACTGCCGGAAATGCCCGAAGCAAAGTAGTGGAAGGATACTTTGCGTGGTTCAACAATCACGTGCAAAAGTTCAATGTCGGATTTACTGCCAACCCTTTTGCTAAGACACTTGATAACCAGCCTAACCGCGAAGCTCTGGCGCTGGCTGTGAAAAACGGTAAGCTTCCTCTTGCCGAAAATGCAATGGACCAACTGATTGAAGACTTTACGATAGCCAACAATATGCCGCGCCCATTCCTGGGCAACTTGTCTCCACTTGAATTCTATCGCAAGAGTGTAGCATCCACACAGCACAGGCAACGTGAATTCACCAAGGCCATTGACATTGAAGCCTTCTATGCGATGCCTGGACAAAACAAACAGGTGCGCACGATGGTGGAAGGCAAGCCTAAGATGGTAAGCACATTCGTGCATCAGGAATATGAATTCACCAATAACGGCATAGAAATCACGATCGGAAAACCATTCACTTATGACATTGAAGAACCGGCATTCCGCAAGCAATTCATTGGCGAAAAATTCACTGTACGCTATGAACCGAACCCTAAACTTTGGACCAACGGACAACCCAATGAATTGCTGCTCTACGTGCAAGGCAACCCTTTACAATGGAAAGGCATGCACATGGCCGCACTGCCTAAGCGTAAATTCCACATGGCCGTTGCCGACTACTACGAAGGCGAGCGTGCAGAGCTTGGACAACATTTAGACCGCAAGAAGATGCAGCGCGCTATGGTGCAGAGCGACTTTGAAGAGCTGGTAGAAAGCACCAAGAAGAGCGGTACCTACACGCCGGTGATCAAGGCTAACGCCTACGACAAAGAGGTGCTTCAGGCGGCAAACGCTTACCTACTCAACCAGAAAATTCAGGGCGATGATTTTAACCTATCGCAAGTGCCGGAGCCACTGCCGGAAGGTGTGAAGCTAGACCGCCTTGAGCTTGGACTGGACGGCCCGCAAGATGATGATGACGAAAACTTTTAACCCCCAACTTACAAAATATGAAAACAGGAGCAGAACTAATTGTCGAAGAAAGAAAAAGACAAATTGATCAAGAAGGATGGACCGATGAACACGACGACCAGTACATTGATAATGAACTTGCAATGGCGGCTGTATGCTATGCAGTACCAGAAGAGCAACGTGATTATTCATTTTCTGGCTTAGAAATTCCAGTTGAATGACCTTTTAATAAATCGATGTGGAAGCCATCTCCTAACGTAGACGATTTAGAAGCAGGCAACAATTTTGATGAGCGTGTGCGTGAACTTACAAAGGCTGGCGCTCTTATCGCTGCTGAAATAGATAGGCTACTTCGCTGTAAGGCATCCTTAATGCTTATTCTATTAGCCACTCTCTTTTCATCGTGCAAGAAGGATGATGTCAAGCCGGTGAAGCCTGTAGAAAAGGCAATACTGGTGGACTCTGTAGGCCTTCCGATTGGTCCGCTGTACAAGCACAAAAAAGGATTTTAAACGCAACTACAAATTATCAACATAAAAATCAAACACTCATGGAAAAGCTAACTCGTGAACACAAGCAGATGGTGACCGATGCAGTAAACGCATGGATCGACCCCAACAATCCAGACCGCAGCCAGAATAAACTTGCGGAAGCCAGCAAAGTAAATGCGGCTTACATCAGCCAGATAAAGCTCGGCAAATACACCATCAGCGCAGGAGGCAGAGACGTAGATAGTAACATCGGCGACAATACCTTTCACAAGCTTGCCGACTTTCTTGAAATAAAATTCGATGGTGGGCTGCTATGGCCATCGCTGCGAAACTTTACGCGCATCGAGAAGATATGCCGCAAGGCTCAGCGCAAAGCCATTCGCTACATCATCGATGGACCTACCGGCCAGGGCAAAACCTTTGCCTTGGAAAGAGTGGCTAAGAAATTCAGCTACGCGATATACGTGAAGGCGACTCGCAACATGAGCGCCAACGATCTGGTGGAAGCTATCCTGAATGAAATGGGAATCGCTGGAAACTTCAGAGGGATTCATCAGAAGATTCAGGCCATCGGAAAGAAGGTAAACAATCAGCGCGGTATCCTGATCATGATCGATGAGTTGGAGCAGGTTCGCCCGGCTGTTTATGCGGTGATTAAAGACGTGTGTGATGTGGTGCAGGGTAAAGGTGCCATGGTGATCTGCGGCTTTGGCCTGGTGAACAAACTGGACCTGCTTGCCGGAAAGCAACGCGCAGGCTTCCCTCAGCTGCGCAGGCGCTTCTTTGGTAACGTGGAGCTTCTTAGCGAAGTGAGCGAGCAGGAAGTGGTTGACATCTGTGTAAGTGAAGGCATCACCAACAAAGGAGCCATCAACGTGATCGTGCATGAGTGCAAAGACCTCGATAAGCTGAGCCAGTGGATTGCCGACATCAAAGATTTTCAGAAGCAGGAAGGCCGCAAGATCACCGGTGATGAAGTGGTGCGCATGTTTGGAGTGAAGGGCTTAAAAATGGCAGCGTAAATGAAAAAGATAGAGATAAGCCAAATCAGAGCGAAGCAATTCAACGATATGGTTGCAATGCTTCGTGACATACGCCGCCACGATGTGCGTAAGCAGATTGCAGAGTTGAAGCGTACTGGCATGACCAAGGAACAGGCCCTTGAAATGGTAGTAAGTCAGCTTCAAAACATCGCTAAGGGCAGCAGAGGAATATCTGAATTGAAGGAGGTGAGCAATGGGTAATCCTAAAATTAAATTCTCGCATACCTACACCAAGCTTGCAGGTAAAGAGGGCAAGCCGGTAACGCATGCCATGCTGATAGCGGCGCTGAGCATCCACATGGACCAGTTGACGAAGGAGTTTTACGACTACGACACCGACAACGGAAAGTACAATCTGAAGTTCGACTCGCTCTACATGATGCTGATCTTCAAGAAGCCACTGGGTGATTTGTTCACCACGTTACGCCCTCAATACAACCGCATGCAAGGTGATAAACTGCCTTACTACCGTGGCCTGATCGGTCAGGTCTTTGAGATCGTGATCACCGAAGAGGTGCCACCCGTGCAAAATAGAATTCAAACTCCAAATCCACGATAACCATGAACAAACTAATCAAAGAGCAGCTCACCTGGCTGCGCGACGAAAAGGAAACCGAAGAGATCATCATCAGCGGCATCGAGATGGACGACCATTTCAGTGATGCCGATAAAGCTGATGCCGCCATAGCCTCAAAGCAGCGCTGTGAAATGCTTGACAGTATTATGCAGACGGTGGTTGCCTGCGGATATTTTGATGAAGCCGCAAGGATGTCGGAAATGGAAACCGGCAGGCTACTTGAAGCCGACCCATGCGAATCTACCATTACCTCAAAGACCGTGGCAGTGTTTGCTGTTGGCGCTCTGATCGGAGGCGCATTCTTGATGATGCTGTTACAAATTTTTGAATGGATTAAATGCCCTTGCCAATGAAAACATCGATGCAGGAATTAGATGAACTGTTTGCCTCTATCGACGAGCGTATTGGTAAGCAAGTGGTGTTGCAGGTAGAGCTGGAAAGCGAAATACCGGTGTACACCACCAGGCTGCAACGCGCGGCCACGCAGGATGCTGAGATTACTTACCGTAAAAGCCTCAACGAAAAGAAAGATGCGCTTCAAAACTGCATTCACACTCTTCGAAAGCTTCGCATCATGCAGCGCAACACGCTCACCGATAAACGACACTTGATCGAGAGCGAAATGCGGCGTGGGCTTAGCCTGAAGAGCCGGGAAGAGAACGCGCAGGAGTTGCAACAAATCAATGACAAGATTGAACTGCTCAACAAACTGATTGTATGACCGCGAAGACTCACATCGTAAAGCTTTCGGCCAAGGGCAAGGTGCTGATCAAACTTGAAGGCACGTGCAAAATGTATTTCGTGCAGTTGCTCGAAGCCATCATGCGCCAGTTGGAGCATTACACCAATCAGAACATTGACATGCGCACCATCGACGGCAAGAAAAACTTTGCGCTGATGAGCGAAATCTACTACAACCACTTTGTGCAGTTCAATATGCTGCACGTGCCCTGCATGGTATCGCTCACGATGTCGCAAGCATTATGCCTGTGGCAGATGGCGGTAGAGTATGACAACGACATCACACTGAACCCCGAACTAGGAAACCTACTGATGCAGATTCACCAAAAACTGAGCTAATGGAAACGCAAATCGAACGAGCCAAACTTCAACATGCCCGCACGCAGGCAGTGATCAAAGACATCACTGGCTTGACCGCCGACGAGCAAAATGCCATGATGTTTGAGAAGGCCTACGACTGGCTTGAAAGCATTGGCTGCAAGGGCGACGATCAGACGATGATTGCAAGCACACGCCAGTTCTGGGGCTTCTGGAAATGTGAGTGGCATAGACTTGATCTGCTGTTTATCAATTGGTGGAATCACCACGATAATACACTGGATGATGTGGCCATGTACGAGTTCTACCACAACCCTGAAAACAAGTTTTTGCAAGGAGCTATCACGCACGCAGGGTATCATCAATTGATAAAGACTATACGATGAAAGGAGGATATCAGAACCGGGAGAAATCCATGGATGATGAGGAGCTAAAGGAGGCATACATCAAGATCATGGTCAAGTACAAACTGGAAGGAATAGCAATCACGGAACCGTCAAAACTGAATTTTTTTAACCCAAATAATCATGAAAAAAAGCAAAGCAAAAAAAGGAAAACCACTCACGCAGCTACAATTGGCTAACCGCGCCATGCGCGAGTACATCAAGTTTACTGCGCTGAAGTCGCAGGCTAACGAGCGCCAGAAGGCAGCGAAAGCTCACCTGTTCGGATTTGCCGAAATCAACCCTGATCTGAAGGACGAAGATGGAAACATCGTATTACGCGGTGGTTATATCCACTACGGCAAAGAAACGGTTGTATCGCCATGCGAAGGTTTTGTGTACAGCAAGTTTGTCCAGGACTACCCAGAGCTGGTAAAAATTGAAATAAAGGTGGCACCGTTAAAAGCCATTTTAACCAATGATGAAGCCCGTGAAAAAATGCTGGCCAATCATTGTGTGTCGCTCACCGAGGAAGATACAGTCGAGGTAATTATCGATAAAAAAAGCTAGCCATGGCACACCTCACTCCGCAGCAGCACGCGCAACTCAACGGGCAAAGAAAATGGAAGATGAAGCAGAAGCTTCTGGCCATCGGCTACACTATGCAGTGGGCGGCTCCGCGCTCTGCGGAAGAGGTAGTCATGCCCAGGTGGCAGGTTTGCAAAAACAGGATTGACGCCTTTATGAAAGACAGGGGCGTAGTAAAAAAAGCAATTGATGAGATGAGCGATAAAGAGCTTTCAAAAGCTATCACGCAGTTGCAGAACATAGCCAAAGACTTCTTGAAGAAGATATGATCAAACGCAAATCAAAAAGTATCAAGCGCTCACTGAGCGTACAGACCAAAGATCGAAGGTTGTGTAAGGACCGTGAGGTTCGCGACCTATACAACGCACTTAACAAGAAGTACAAATACCATGTCGTGCTGAAGTGGTTTGCTGAAAATTATTTCTTAGACGAATTCACACTTATGGGCATCATTCGGCGATGCGATACTGTGCCGGTTGATCTGAACAAAGCAAGTATCAATTACAAAGTTGCCATTAAACCCGATTACCATATATGAATATTTTTATCAAATTCTTCAACTACATCCGCGGCAAGAAAACGCCCGACGCTAAAGTTTATCCCCGCAAGTTTTTGATCACTGTTTTTGTTGATCATCCGCGCATCCTTGGTCACGTTTCATCATTCCGCATAGCGATCGATGGTTATGACAAGGCCCACGCACGCCAGCAATTGCGCAAAGAGCTATCATTCTTTATCGGCGGAGCTGCCGAAATAAAAAAGTAAAAAAGCCCACCATGGAAGCAACTACAAAAAAGAAGTCACGCGCTAAAGTAGCGCATACTTACGGAGCAAAGGACATCGCTAACTGGAAGTTTGAAAGCAATACGCTGCCTGATCCTTGGAGCAGCCACCTTGGGGTTTTGCCAAAGCGATTCACTATGTACGCTGATGGCGATCCTGGTCACGGAAAGACCGAGTATCAAATTCAGGTTGCCAAGATACTAGCAGAACACTACGGCAAGGTTCGCCTTAACAATGTAGAACAGGGCAAACACGTGCAGATTCAAAGCAGTGTGATGCGCAACAAGCTATCTGAATTAAAGGCCGGGAAATTTGCGTACTGTTCAATCAATAATTTCGAGCGGTATCTGGAACAACTTAAAAGGCCGAATAGCGGGCGCGTGCAGATTATTGATAGCATTAGCTTTTTCCCTCTCAATGAGAAGCAAATACAGAAGCTATTTGAAATGTTCAAGCACAAGAGCTTTATCCTGGTCGCATACAAAGCTCATTACGCTAGTAATGCCGGTATTCGTCACTTATGTGACATCAAAGTCCGGATTGAAAACTTCGTAGCCCATAACAATGGAAGTAACCGCTTTGGTGGCACTTCAGACTTTGTTATCTGGGACCGTCCGAAAGCGAAGGTTACAAGTCAGCTGTCTTTGATCTCTTAAATGTCCCGCATCCATGAACAAGCTTCGCGATCTGCAAAGGCAGCTCGATATGGCTTACGACGATGCCGATGTAGAAATGCAAATGCGGCTGGAAGACGAGATAGAAGAAACCAAGCAAAGCTTGCGTGCTTTCGAGTCACACGATGGCGATGCCTGGGCAGGAGGATTTGCCGAAAACCACTAATGCCAATGACTTACAAAATCACTATACATGGAGTGCGCGGCCAGGCTTATGCGCTTTATGACAAGGGCATGCTGGTCCATTTCATCAACGAGCTTGACCACAGCAACGCAGTATTCACGCTGATGCCATCAGTGACCATGAATGAAGGAACACTGAAGAGCCTTACCGGCATCAAGGTGCAGGAGCTGAAGCCACGCAGCGCCAGCGACAAGCTGGCCCTCTTCAGCTTTATGTACAAAAAGGCCAAGGGTATCACCTACACACCCACCCGCGAAGAGCGCGCCAACATTGCGCACGTCACCGTCAACGAGCAGCTGGTAAACACCTATTTAAAGGCTACTCAATACCCGCTGCAAGGGCTTAAAACCATTACCGACTACATACGCCACTACAACGAGGTACGTGATTTGGCAACTAACGGCACCCCCGTGAAAGCAGAATTTCCAGCGGTGTATGACCGGGAGTATGAAAAGCACATATGTGATGACACTGCGAAGCTCACCAGATACTGGGCGCACCTCCGCTCACTTGGATGGCAGAAGACGGATGGCGTGTGGAAACAATCATAAAGAAACTTTTTAAACCCAAATTATATGAACACAGAAAAAACAGAATTCACAGAACGGATCAACAGCGTTGAAGACGTTCTCGTATCTCTTGGAGATACAGATGCAGAGGTAATCATCTATAAAAAATTACTCGAATTGTTTGGCGCTGACGCGCACATCGTAAACTATCAGCTTGCGACACTGATAGCAAAGGCTTACAACGAAGGTTGGGAGCCTGATTGGAGCAACGGAAAATGGGACAAGTATTTTGCGTGGTTCTACATGGGCGGTTCCTCCGGGTTTCGGTACGGCGGCTACGCTTCTTGGTATTCGACTTCGGGTGTCGGCTCGCGCCTTTGCTTCAAGTCCGCTGAGCTGGCTAAAGATGCAGGCACCAAGTTCGTAGATGTATTTAAAAAATTCATGATAATCCAAAAGTAAACCACCTATGAAAACAATTAACATTGAAATCCCTGAAGGCTACGAAGTAGATTCCTTCGATAAGCAATCTGGCAAACTCACATTCAAAGAGAAGCCTAAGAAAGTGACCGATCGAATTAAAACGGTCGCGGATATTCTCGCCGACAATTCGATCACGCAAGCAGAGTTCGACAAGATGTGTGAAGGCCTAGAAGCAGATGAAGTTGCTTATCGCATCGTGAAACTGCTCGCCAGATCACTCAATGAAGGATGGTATCCAAATTGGAGTGATGGCAACGAGAGGAAGTTTATTCCATATTTCTACATGGGCGGTTCCTCCGGGTTTCGGTACTACGACTGCGATCATTGGGGTTCGGCTTCGTATGTCGGCTCGCGCCTTTGCTTCAAGTCCGCTGAGCTGGCGAGCTACGCAGGCAATCAGTTTACGGAAGTTTATAAAAAGTTCATGCTTATCTGACTATGAAAACGATCAAACAAATAAAGACGTTTGAAGACGCTTGCAAGGTTGAGGGTCTCGACGCAAAAAAGGTACTTCCTGATTTCAGTGCTTATCCTAAACAGGACAGAAAGGCAATGGATGCACATGCAAAGCTTGTGATCATCGCAAGGGCAGCAAACCGAATTGCCAATGATGGCAAAGAATGGAAACCTGATTGGAACAATTACGATGAATACAAGTACTACCCTTGGTTTGAAATGGGCGGTTCCTCCGGGTTTCGGTGCGACGTCTGCGATGGTTGGGGTTCGGATTCGGTTGTCGGCTCGCGCCTTTGCTACAAGTCCGCGGAGCTGGCAATGCAAATCGGGAAGCAGTTCGTGAAGCTGTACAAGGATTATTTCTTATTGTAAAATAAAAAAAAGGCTGTGTGATGGTATGGGCGGTTCCTCCGGGTTTCAGTACAACGACTACGATAATTGGAATTCGAATTCGAATGTCAGCTCGCACCTATGCTGAAAGATACACCATTGCAGGCCGTGCTCCCGAAACAAGGGATTAGCAAAAGATTACTTTAAACGAAATCTAAGGCGTTGGTATCTGCGGAGAAGGCGACTTACGAAAAGCAAAGGCAATGAAAAGAATTGGTAACATCTACCACAAAATAACCAGCCTGAAAAACCTTCATGAGGCAGACGCGAAAGCGCAAAAGGGCAAATCAAATCACTACGGCGTTCTCATTCATAACCAGAACCAGGAAGGTAATCTGCTGGTCCTTCAGGACCTATTGGAAAGCAAGACTTACCACACTTCTGAGTATGATGTTTTTAACATCTTCGAACCGAAGGAAAGGACCGTTTACCGGTTGCCTTACTTTCCTGACCGGATCACGCACCATGCGATCATGAACGTGCTTGAACCAATCTTTGTGGAGTCGTTCACCACAGACACTTACAGTTGCATTAAAAAGCGTGGCATACACTTGCTGTTGCGCAAGCTGCGCCACGACTTAAAAGATATTGAAGGCACACGGTACTGCCTGAAGCTCGACATTAAGAAATTCTATCCGTCGATTGATCATGACGTGATGAAGGGTTTGTTGAGACGGAAATTTAAAGACAAAGATTTGCTTTGGTTGCTGGACGAGATTGTTGACAGCGCGCCCGGCTTGCCGATAGGCAACTACCTCAGCCAATACCTTGCTAACTTCTACCTGTCGTATTTTGACCACTGGCTGAAAGAGCAAAAGAAAGTAAAGTACTATTATCGCTATGCCGACGACATTGTGATCTTGGCGGGTGACAAACCCACGCTGCACAAGCTACTCATTGACATCGAAGAGTATCTGAAGGGGTTGAAACTGGAAGTGAAAGAGAATCACCAGGTGTTTCCGGTAGAGGTGCGAGGCATTGACTTTGTGGGCTATGTGTTCAGGCACTCGCACATCAGAATCAGGAAGGAAATCAAAAAGAACTTTGCCCGCAAGCTGGCGAAGAATCCAAACCACCCGTCGAAGGCTTCATATCTCGGATGGCTGGGTCACTGTGATGCGAAACATTTAACCAAAAAACTATTAAACCATGATCAACAACTTTAAAGACTTCGACATCAAGCCAAAGCTCAAGGCTTTCGTAGGTGAAAAAATAGCTGTTCAAAAGCTGTTTAACACTCCCATCACCGTTTTCGCTTTCAAGATCGAGCCGTCAAAGAAAAAGGACGGCACGCAATTGCTTACTTTGCAGATCGAAAAGGGAGGTGAAAAGAGGATTGTATTTACCGGGTCAACGGTGCTGATCGACATGATCAACCGGGTACCCGAAAACAAGTTCCCATTCATCACCACGATTAAGGGAGATAACGATTACTATGAATTTACTTAAACGATTAAGGAAATATGACCGCTGATGAGAAGAATGTTTTGAGGTTAAAGTTTATTGATCTCTTTACGAAAAACAGGCAAATTGGCCAGCCAGTTAGCTCGCATTTATACGATCTGGCGGATCAGTGCGTAGCAATCTGCGAAGAAAAGACCGATGAACTTGAATATACAATTGAAGGATTATCCGAAACCATAAGAGGTGAAGACAATTGAAGGCTAAATAAAAATACACCCGCTTCAGAAGCCCGGCAGACCGCTGGGCTTTTTTCTTGAATACTTCCAGCCAAAGGTTACTTTATCGTTTCGAAGTGGCCTGTTCTTATGGTCAACCTCTGTGTCGGTGAGCGTGAGCAATGCTGCGCACGGCAGCTTAAACCCATCAAACAGGTTAATAAAATTGTCTTTATACCCAATAGTGGCATCGAAAGTGCTGAAGGTGGTAGATGAGCTTTTGCCATCCTGACCAATGCGACGCTGCACGATGTGTAATGTAACTCGGCCTTTGCCGTGCTGACGGTTGCGCACGGTGTTGTCGTACACGGTATTGGCAAACTCAATGAACACGGCAGGGCATTCAAACGGGTGGTTCTCTACCTCCTTTGCCATGGATTGCTCCACCTGGTCTTCAAACCAGGCAATTGTCTTTACTGCGCCTGTGCCGAGGTATGTAATTACTGTGGGATCATTGAGGCGGTTGACGATCTCGTCAAATATTTTCTTTTCCATATCAGGTAAGTGCTTGCACTATTTTGGTGGCGATAATATTTTCTATCCGGCTAGTCTGCTCTGGACTTTTGCCGGAGTACTGACGCTGTGGTAAATTCATGTGTGCCTGAAACTCCTTGCCTTTTCGGCTGCGCTTACTTACGGTTTCATTCACTCCTTCATTGTTGTAAATCATGTAGTCAATCCCTTCCAGATGTGCTCCCCTGCTATCGGCTACACCGCGTAAGCTTCTGCGGCCATCGCCGGTATCAACCAATATGGCTCTGCCAGCGTTGCGCTTTGTGCCTGCCTTGCGTGGTTTAAACTGCCTGCCGTTGATGTCGGTGCCTGCCTTGATGTTGTCCAGGGCATAGTTCACCATCTCATTAGCAGCAATCTTTGGGAGCTGTTCTTTGAGTGTTTTAAGGTTGCTAATGCACTGTTCCAGGGATGCCATTTTTGAAAGTTTTAAAGTTGAATGGAGCGGTTTTTTAAAGCCGCTCCATTCCTCTATTACTTTACTCGATCACTGGCCAATTCCAATTACCGGCCTGATCACCCTGGTTGATACTGGTCTTCCACAGGTCTTGGGTTCTTCCGTCTGTCAGAACTTTTACATTCACACACGTGTCGCTCCAAACGTTAACGATCACGGCAGGAAGTTCATCCACAACGTTGGCATGCTCAAAACCATCTCTGAAGTTTTTCTTGTCTTGTTCTGTAGTCTTGTAAATCACAATCCTACCAATCTTTGGTTTGTTCATAAGTATATTTGTTCAGATGACTCCTGTCCCCGAGGTTTAAATTTTTAAGATGGTAAAGGCAAATCGAAGTTGTCATTGGCACTCTGTATGTCGCCTGGATTGACCGTGAACTGCGGATGATCCGGCGGGAACACAAACTTTTCTTCGCCCCAGTTATACCCAAATCCTTTTTTGATTTCCGGCAGCTTTTCAAAGTTCACGTCCGTGATGTCTCCTGCGGCTAGTTGTTTCACCGTACACCGGCAATTCCAATCCAAAGGAGGCAGGTGTGATGCAGGGCTCTTCCAGAAGGCATCATTAACAGGTCGTGTGATACCATTGAGCGCCTGGTGAGCTTTGCGTACCCGTCCGTCGCCCACGGTAACATACTGAAGGAGCGGTAGCGCAGCTTG